GTCAACATTTCTCCGACCTGTGCCTAGAGTCGCGTCAACGACTGCGCGCGGCTACGGGGGCGGGTGGCAGCAGTTGCGGGTTGCGTGGTCGCGGTTGGTGGCTGCGGGTGTGGTTCGGTGCCGTCGTTGCGGAAGGCTGATCGCGCCTGGGGAGCCGTGGGACTTGGGTCATGACGACCACGATCGGGCGAAACAGCCGCAACCGGAGCATCGGAGCTGCAATCGGGCCACTTCTCGGCATCGGAAGGAGCGTATGAAGGGCTCGAGGGCGTGGTGAAGCCGAGCGGCCAGGATCAAGAGGGCAAACTTGCCGCCTTGATCGCGCGCGATCTGTCGGTTGTGGCCGCTTTGGACGCCGAACTCGCCGTTTTGGCCGATATTGACGCTGTTTTGGCTGGTTCTAGCCTTGCGATGAGCGCTCGAGCGCTCGCGTTGAAGCTCGACGACGGCGAGACGAGCGCGACGGCGGCTGCGTCGTGCGCGAAGGAGCTCCGTGAGCACCTTTCCGAGTTGCGCAGGCTCGCGCCGGAGGCTGTGCTGGATACGGAGGTCGATGAGATCACCGCGCGGGCCGCTCAGAAGCTCAGGAGCGTGAAATGAGCCCCGCTCGCATTCACCAGGTGCCGGAGCACGCGGATTCGCTCGGCCGTGAGGCGCTCGAGCTCGCCGCGAACGCCGGACTCACCGCGCTCCCCTGGCAAGCAGACGTCATCGATGCGAGCCTCGGCCTGCGCGGCGACGGAAGATGGGCATCCACCGAGATCGGCCTCACCGTCGCACGGCAGAACGGGAAAGGTGGTGTGTTCGAGATCCGCGCACTCGCCGGGTTGTTTCTGATCCCGGGTGACAGGCTCCAGGTGTACACGGCCCATTTGTTCAAGACGGCTGGTGACATGCAGCTCCGGCTCGAGGGTTTGATTCGGAGCACCCCGGATCTGCACAGCCAGGTGAAGTCGTACAAGCATTCCCACGGTGAGGAGGGCATCTACTTGCGGAACGGGAAACGCTTGTTGTTCGCCACGAGGTCGAAGGGCGGTTTGCGTGGTTTGAGCATCGACACGCTGTACTTCGACGAGGACATGTTCCTCCCCGAGCACGACCTTGCCGCGTCGGTGTTCACGCAGTCCGCTCGGCCGAACCCGCAACGCTGGTACTTGGGTTCCGCGGTGGATCAGTTGGCTCACCCGGATGGTGTCGCGAAGTCACGGATCCGCGCCAAGGCGATCGCTGGTGTGGATCCGTCGACGGCGTACTTCGAGTGGTCCGTCGACTTGGACTCCCCAGATGATCTCACGGATGAGATGATGCGCGACCACAACCTGTGGTTGGCGGCGAACCCGTCGATCGGGCACTTCCTGAACGAGGAAGCCGTCGCCGCCGAAATGAACCTGTTGCCGCGCACGTTCGCGGTCGAGCGACTCTCGATCGGTGACTGGCACCCCATCGGCGACCAGGCGCTATCCGACATCGACCTCGAAGCATGGGACGAAGCCGCCGACACCGCCTCGAAACCACTTGACCCGGTGTGCTTCGCGTTCGACGTCACCCCCCGCCGGTCGTTCGCGAGCATCGCTGTCGCCGGGAGACGCTCAGACGGCCTAGTTCACGTCGAAGTGATCGACCGACGCGCAGGTACCGCGTGGGTGCCGGAGCGTCTCCTCGAGCTCCAGGGGCGCCACAAGACGGCTTCTGTTGGGTACGCGATGAGTTCCCCCGCTGAGGCGCTCATCCCGGACCTGAAGGTGCGGAACCTCCACCCGATCTCGACGGCGGAGCACGCGTCGGCGTGCGGCCGGTTGTTCGACGCCGTCGAGCAGCGCACGATTCGGCACCTCGGCCCTGGTAGCGCGTTCGGGACTGACCTGGACGTCGCGGTGCGTGGCGCGGTGCAGAAGGAGCACGGCGACAGGTTCCTGTGGTCACGCTCGAAAAGCAGCGTCGACATCTCGCCGCTCGTCGCCGTGACCCTCGCGCTGTATGAGCTTTCCCTGACACCTGAGAGGAGCGGACCAATGGTGGCATTCGCGTGAAGTCAGATCGCATCGCATTTTCGCTTCGCACCGTCGCGTCGATATTCGAGGCGCGTGAGGAGATGGGGATTCCGGAAGAGCGCGAATATTCCTCGATTCTGCTGATGGTTCTATGTGAACTTGAAAAAAACCTCGACCCGGAGCGGATAGTTCCTACCGCGGCATGCCCATTTTGTGGGTATGGAGTCGACTTCCCTCTGGAACATGGGTGTTTTCTCGTTCTTCCGACACCATGACGCGCGCTGACCTCGACACGCTCGTCGCGGCGCGCGTCATCACTCCGCGTGAAGCCGAAGCCATCCACCTACACGACACCAAAGGCATGAGCTACCGACAGATCGCACTCGGCCTCGATGTGACGGTGAGCGTTGTGTACGACCGCGTGAAGCGCGGCCACCAGAAGATCAAACGAGCAAGACAGGAGGCAGCATAAGTGGCGACGTTCTCGTTGCAGCAGAAGCACGCCGAGCTCGACCGGCACAACGCACAGATGCTCGTCAGGATCGCCAGGGACAGCGGCGACGTCCCGATGACCGACATGCCGCGCGTGCTCAGCCGCCTCGGGGACGAACTCCAGCTAAGGGGCATTCCGGCCATAGGTAGGGGTGTGGCGGGCGCGATCCCTGGCTCGAACCCTGGGAACTGAGGTACGTCCGACGGCTCGTCTAGGCTGCTTGTCGGTACGGATGCGGTGATCTGATCCCGCGAAACCCGTACGTACGTACACGCCACCGGTGTCACCGAAGCCGCCCATCGAGGCGGTTTTTTCGTGCCCAAAACCCGAAAGGATCGCATGAGAACAGCCACCCTCCCTGTATCGGGCGAGCTCAGCTTGCGCGTCACGCGCGGGTGGCCGTCCATCCACGAACAGAACACCCTCCGCCACGCGCTCCCCTCGTTGAAGCTCGATGCTGAGGTTGCTGCGTGGCGCCGCAGCAACCTCCGGAACGTGATGCGCGGCTACTGGCGCCACTCGATCGCCGACAAACTCGGCGTCGGGCATTTCACCGGCGCGCTGTTCCTGACGGTGTTCCGCGGTGACGGCACCGTCCTCCCGCTCGGGCTCGCCTCGATGCGGGTCGTCACGACGGCGGGTTGCACGTTCATCCGTGACGACTTCAACGCCGGTTCGACGGACATCACGACGATGAAGTTCCACGGGTTCGGCACCGGCACCACCGCCGAAGCCACAGGTGACACAGCGCTCGTCACCGAGTTGACGACGCAGTACGCGACGGATTCCACCAGGCCGACTGGGTCGCAGACGACGAACGGCACAACCGTGTACCGCACCATCGCAACACTCACCCCCGACTCGGGTGGCACGATCGCGGTCACCGAGCACGGCATCTTCTCCGCGTCATCGTCGGGAACCCTGCTCGACCGCTCCAAGTTCTCAGCGGTCAACCTCGACTCGACGGCCGGCGACTCGCTCCAGGCGACCTATGACTTCACGATCACGGCGGGCGGCTGAGATGAGGAAACACGCTTCGTGGCCGCGTCTCGCGGCCACGATCGGTGTACTCGCAACCGCGCTCGTTCTTGGGCTGATCGCATCCGGTCTCGTCACCGGCGCCACCGGAGTCACCGTCCTCTCTCCTGGCACGTACTCCGTCCCGGCACAGAGCACAATCACACGGACCGTTACGCCAACTCTCCCCGGCTCGACGGTCACAACGACCGTGCCTGGGCCGACGACTACGGTCACCACGACGGTCACGCAGCCGACGACGACCACCACACCGACCACGACGACAACACCAACGACCACCACGACGCCGACTACGACCACGACCCCGGCGGGCAACTGCTCCTCCCCGTGGGCACCGTCCTTCAAGTCCCCTGGCGCGTGCGGCTACCCGGACCCGGCCTTTGGGAACGTCGGGGTGCCACCAGGCACGACGCTCACGCCTCACGCTGCGTTCTCGACGAGCAGCATGTGCTCCGCGAACGGTCCCTGCACCATCTCCGGCCTAGACGTGACGGGGACGTCACCGGCGAACTCGCAGATGGTCACAGTTGACACCAACAACGTCACGTTCCTCAACGACAGGTTCACCGCCACAAGCGGTGGTTGCGGCCCAGCGAACCACTGCTCGAACACCCTGGTGTTCCAGCAAAAAGGCAAGAGCGGACTCACGTTCTCCCACGTCGAACTGTCAAGCGCACCTGCGATCACTGTGGAGCACGCCGTCCGCGAGTACGGAGGCGGTCTCGCGATGGACCACGTCTACCAGCACGGCGACGTCGACGCGATCTGCTGGTGCCCTGAGGCGAACATCAGCGACAGCTACTCAATCGTGCATCTCGCCATGGCGGACGACCACCTCGAGAACGTCTACTCCGAAAGCTCGAACCTCACGATTACCCACAGCGTCCTGCTGAACTCCGAGGTCAACTACACGCAGGGCGCGGTGTTCGCGCAGACCGCGGCTGGTGCGTCGATCCCGTGCGCGAACCACATCACCCTGACGAACGATCTGTTCGCCGGTGGTGGCGACACCCTCGACCTGTGTTCGCATTCCACAAGTGTCGGGACGGCGAAACTCACCGTCCAGAACAACCGGTTCGCACGGTGCCTCACGACGCCCGTCGGCCCGGACGGGGGCGGCCAGTGGCACTGCTCCGGCGGCCCAGATCAGTTCGGGTACGCACCATTCAGCGGTGTCTACGGCCCCGACTACGACATGTACTGCGGGTCGAGCCAGACGACGTGGACGGGGAACAAGTGGGACGACAACGGCTCCACGGTGAACTGCTAAATGGCTACCGGCACAGTTCTTCTCCCAACCACCGCCGCGGTTCTGCCGGACGGGTCAACGTCGAACCTCGCACCAGGGATGAGCCGGAGGCAGGGCACACAGACGGGCGCCAAGGTTCATTTCATCACACTGGACTTCGACGGTGCCGGGAACCTCGAGCTGTGCTTCTTCGGGTTCCGTCTCCCCGCGAACTACGCATCAGCGGCTGCGCTGAAGCTCCAGTGGCAGGCGAACGCAACCGCGAACGCCGTGAAGTGGCAAGCGAAGGTCGGTGCCGTGACACCCGCCGATGCCGACACCGTGCTCGAGCACGCGTTCGCGACAGCCGCGACGGTCACCACGAACGTGAACACCACCGAAGCACGCAGGCTCACCGAATCGTCGATCGACCTCTCTGGCGTGTTCGACTCCGGCGCCCCGGGTGACTACATCACGATCCAGTTGCTCCGCGACTCCGCAGACGCCGCTGACACAGCAACCGTCGACGCCGAGCTCCTCACCGCGTCGTTCGAGTACACCACCACGTAAGGGGGACGGATGGCTCTCGACTCCACGCAGACGCACGACGTTCTCCGCACCCTCGTCATCACAGACGGTACCGCGGCGCTGAACAACATCGCCCGTGCCGACATGGCCGCCGCGATCGCCGCGGTCGATACGTGGGCAACGGCGAACGCGACCGCGTACAACACGGCTCTACCGGATCCGTTCAAGTCGACCGCGACCGCAGCGCAGAAAGCAGCGTTGCTCGCCTATGTGTGCTTGAAGCGAGCGGGGAAGTAAGCATTGGCTAGGACTTTCACTAGGGCGAGCGCCCATTACATCCAGACCGCCATGGGGAACTGGGGCGCGTTTGGCGGCTCGACGATCGCCGTTATCTGCAAGAAAGCATCCGACCCGGCCGCGTTCATGTTCCTCGCAGGCGTCGGTGAGGTAACCGACAACCACGACTGGTACATCGGGATCCTCGATGACAAAACGCTCGACCTCTGGAACGGCGCCGTCGATAGCAACTCCACGTTCACGGTGTCAGCGTCCGAGGGATGGGTGCTGCTCGCGGCGACCAAGACGTCTGGCACCACGACGGTCCGGCTCCACAAGTACGTGTACTCCACGAACACTTGGACGCACCAGAACACCGCAGCGGGAACCTCAGCGGACCAGGCGACCTCGGGGACGATGAACGCGTCGATCGGGTCGTCGCTCGCCAGCGGCACCGTCAGCGGCTCATTCGACGGCGACATCGCTGTTGTCGGGAAATGGAACGTCGTTCTCGCCGACAACCAACTCGAGTCGCTCAGCACGTCCCTGAACGCATGGTGGCAAGCACCACCAGCCGTGCTCTTCACCCTCGACCAGAGCGCCACAGGACAACTCGTCCGTGACTTGACCGGTGGTGGCGCGAACCAATCAGCGATCGTCGGCACAACTGTCTCCACCAGTTCGCTCCCGGTGTTCTCGTACGGGTGGTTCCCGACGTTGGTTCACGCCGTGGGTGGGGCTATCGCGAACACGATCAGCCTGTCCGGTGCCACGACACCGACGGGTCTGCTGATCAAGCAGGCAGCGAAATTTTTCACGGGCGCGACGACACCGACGGGTGCTCTCGCCAAGCAGGACGCGAAACTCTTGACGGGCGCGACAACACCCACGGGGGCGCTCACCAAACAGGCTGGGAAGCATCTCACGGGTGCGACGACACCGACCGGCGCACTTGTCCGGGCGTGCTCGAAGTTCGTCACAGGTGCTGTCACTCCGACCGGGACGCTGATCAAGCAGATATCGAAGACGCTCGTGGGGAGCATCACCCCTGCCGGTGCGCTCGCGGTGATCCGCGCGATCCTGCTCGCGCTCGGGGGTGCGATCACCCCCGCCGGGACGCTCGTGAAGCAGACAAGCAAGACGCTCACAGGTGCGGTAGGGCCATCGGGTGCGCTCGCGAAGGCATGCGCCCGCGCGATGAGCGGAACCATCACACCCGCAGGCGCGCTCACGAAAACCGCCGTGAAGCAACTCGCTGGCGCATTCACACCCGTCGGCGGACTCGTCAAGAACATCGGGAAGCGTCTCGCCGGTGCGCTCGGACTCAGCGGGGCGCTCTCAACGCAGTCCAGCAGCGGCGGGCCGACCGCACCCGGTTACGTCACCCTCAGCGCCACGTTGAAATCAGCGGTGGCGTTCCAGGTGATCTCAGTCGCCACCGCTGAGATCACGGCGCGGCTCGCCGACGACGTCCAGATCACCGCGCTCCTCAGAGACGCCTAAATGCCGATCCCCCCGGACATCCCCGACATCGGGGACGTAGTCATCCTCCAAGCCACGTTCACCGACCGCGAAGGCGCACTCGCCGACCCGACCACCGTTACGTGCAAGGTGCTCGACTCCGCGAACGCCGAAACAACCGTGTCCCCCTCACAGATCAGCACAGGCTTGTACGAGGCCGAGTTCAGCCCGACATTGTCGGGGACGCACTGGTTCAGGTTCGCCGGAACCGGGGCGGTCGTCGCCGCCGGTGAGTACCACTTCGTCGTCGCACGCCAGCGCGTCACCTAACCATCTCATGAGATTCCTTCCCTCACGCCGCAAGGCGGAAATCGAGCTGGTCCGAGGCCAGAACGACCCGGCACTGTCGCTCGACGGTTACATCGGGATGCTGAACGAATTCTTCTACGGCGGTAGTGGCTACAGCACGTTCGGCGGCTCCTACTATCAGACCGCACCGGGGCAGAAGCAGGAGCCGATCGGCCCCGACTTCCGCACCGTGTCGGAGCTCGCCTATAAGTCGAACGGGATCGTGTTCGCGTGTATGGCGACCCGCGCAATGCACTTCAGCGAGGCAAGGTTCGCGTACCGGCGGTTCCAGAACGGACGGCCACAAGCGATCTTCACGGACCAGTCGCTGAGCTTGCTCGAAACACCATGGCCGGGAGGAACCACAAGGGATCTCCTCTCTCAGATGCTGATGGACGCGGACCTGGCTGGTAACGCGTTCGTCGCGAAGGTTGGCTCCGATCGACTGGCCAGACTCCGACCTGACTGGGTGACTATCGCAGTAGGCGTTCCCGGTGACAGCAGCGCGGATGCGTGGGACTCGCAAGCTGAGGTGGTTGGCTACTTCTACAAACCCGGCGGGTACGGCTCCGACTACGAAGTCGAGTTGTTCTCGCCCGAGCAGGTGGCGCACTTCAAGCCGCACCAGGACCCCGAAGCACGGTTCAGGGGCATGTCTCCGTTGCAGCCGATCATCCGGGAGATCATGGCCGACAAAGCCGCCACCACCCACAAGCTGTCGTTCCTCGAGCGCGGAGCGACCCCGAACCTGATGGTCAAACTCGACGTGCCCGACCTGGCTGAGTTCAACGAGTGGATCTCAGCGTTCAAGGAGCAGCACGAAGGTGCACGGAACGCCGGCAAAACGATCTTCATGGCCGCCGGCGCCGACGCGACCGTGATAGGTACCAACCTCCAGCAGATCGACTTCAAAGCCGTCCAAGGTGGCGGTGAAACCCGTATCGCCGCCGCGCTCCGCGTCCACCCGAGCCTTGTCGGACTGTCCGAGGGCTTGCAAGGCTCCGCGCTGAACGCGGGGAACTACCAGTCAGTTCGCCGGAACTTCGCCGACGGCACCATGCGTCCCTTGTGGGGCGAAGCATGTGGCGTCCTCGAAAACCTCGTCGACCACCCCGGTGGTGCGCACCTCTGGTACGACGAGCGCGACATCGCGTTTCTCAAGGAGGACTTGAAGGAGCGCGCCGAGGTTGCGTTCCTTCGGGCGCAGACGATTCGGCAGTACGTCGACGCCGGATTCAAACCAGATGACGTCGTCGCGGCCGTCGATGCGGACGATATCAGCCTGCTCGAGCATTCCGGTTTGTTCAGCGTGCAGTTGCAGGCGGCTAACGCACCGAAGCAAGGATTGTTCACCGGGACTCCAGTGCCCGATAAGGGCGACACCCCACCGAGCGAGGAACCGGGCGGCGCAAAGCCGAACGGTGCCGTGAACGGCTCTGGCCGCGAACTCGTGCTCGCCGGACACCGAGAGGAGTAACCAGTGACAGTCATCGACCATGTCTCCTCGCTCGGGGACGGCAGCCGCATGCCTCCGCGCGACGACCTCATCCGCGCCCGTCAGGAGCTCGGCGTCGAACGCTCCGAAGGCGCGGAGATGCCGACGCTCGTCGGCCACGCAGCCGTGTTCAACCAATGGACCGAGATCAACAGCGCCTACGAGGGCAGGTTCCTGGAGCGGATCGCGCCGGGTGCGTTCAAGAAGACGATTAGCGAGAACCGCGACAGGATCCGTGTGCTGTTCCAGCACGGCAAGGATCCGCAGATCGGTGATAAGCCGCTCGGCCCGATCCGCGCGCTCGAGGAAGACGACACCGGTCTTCGCTACGAGGTACCGCTCCTCGACACGTCGTACAACCGTGACCTGATTCCCGGTCTCGACGCTGGTCTTTACGGTGCGTCGTTCAGGTTCTCGGTGCTCCGGGAGGAGTTCCAGAAGCGGCCTGAGCGGACTGACTTCAACCCGCTGGGTTTGCCGGAGCGCACCGTGAACGAGTTGCGGATGCCGGAGTTCGGCCCGGTCACGTTCGGTGCATACGCAAACGCCACATCTGGGTTGAGGTCGATGACGGACGAGTTCCGCCTCCCCGTGCCAGGGTACGCCGGCGTGTCGTTCGCGAATGTCGGTACCGCCGACATGTGGTTGCGGCTCGGGCAGCCCACCACGTCTTCAACAGAGCTTTTCTCCGTCCAGCTTCAATCGGATGGGGACGATCACCGGGACGACACCGAACCCGAGCATGACGCGGAGGTTCGTCTCGAGCCGGAGCCGCAGGCCACCACTCCCGACGTGGAGCCGGAGCCGAACGCCACCACTCGCTCCGAGCGCGACCTCTTCTGGTTCGCGCCAAACCCAGCACTCAAAGGAGCGAAGTAATGGAAGACAAGCACTCGCTCGACGAGCTTCGCGCGCACAGCGACGAGGTGACCGAGCGCATCAAGAAGATCGCGACCGAGTACGACGGTCGCGAGTTCCCCCCGGACACCAACGAGGAGTTCGAGGCTCTGAAGGAGGAGCGGTCGAAGACCGACAAGCTGATCGTCGACCTGGAGCAGCGGGCCGCGTTCATCGAGTCCCTGTCCGACCGCCCCGAGAACCTGGAGTCCGAGCAGAAGTTCTCGTTCCAGACCCGGAAGTCGAACCTCCCCGACCGGTTGACCGACATCGACGAGTACCGCGTCCGCGCGACGAGCATCGAAGGGTACGACCAGCTCGTCCGTGACGGTGCCATGAAGCTCGTCGACACGCGGATCCGGTCACGGCATCCGAACGTGAAGATGGAGGAGTTCCAGGGAGACATGGAGTCCCTCATCAACCTCGACCAGGAGGTCGCGATCCGGGCGGTCACGACGCAGGATCCCGGCTACCAGGACGAGTGGAGGACGTATCTCCGCACGTACGGCCAGGTCGTCGGCCCGATGATGCAGCGCACCGCATCGCTGACCAACACGGCCGGCGGCTACGCCGTCCCGGTCGAGCTCGACACGACACTGTTCCTCACGAACGCCGGTGTCGTGAACCCGATTCGCGGGATCGCACGGGTGCGGCAGACGAACGGGAACGTTGTCGACTTCATCAACACGACCGGCATCGTCGCCGGGTTCGGTGCCGAGGCGACGGAGGCGTCGGACAACGCGCCGGTGCTCGCCCAGCCCGTCGCCAACGTCGAAAAGGCGTTCGCGTTCGTACCGTACTCGATCGAAATCGGTGAGGACTGGGCCGGGTTCCAGACCGACATGTCGATGGCGTTCGCGGACGCGAAGAACCAGCTCGAGTCGCAGCAGTTCCTGACCGGGCTCGGTCATGCTTCGCACGCACCGCAGGGTCTCATCGCAGCCAACGGCGCAACCGCGATCATCACGACCGCCACTACGGCGGTGTTCGCCCTCGCTGACCTGTATTCCCTCGAGCTCGCGCTGAGCCCGAGGTACCGGCCGAACGCCACGCTGGTCGGGAGCAAGGCTGCGTTCCAGAAGATCCGTGGGTTCGGCACCGCGTCTGGGCCGTCCGCGTGGACGGACAACCTGCGGGTGGGTTACCCGTCGCAGGTGCTCGGCTACAACGCAGCAGAGTGGTCCGCATATGCGGCCACACCGACGACGTCGGGCAGCACCATCGTCACGCTCGGCGACTTCAGCTACTTCGCCATCGTGGACAAGGTCGGGATGAACATCGACAACATCCCGCACCTGTTCGGCGGCTCGAACCGCTACCCGACCGGGCAGCGCGGGCTCTACATGTACTGGCGCACCACGAGCCAGGTGCTCTCCCCGACGCTGGGCGCGAACAGCGCGTTCGTGTCGGTGAAGGTGCTCTAGTCGAAGCCTCCGTGCGATCGCGCGGACGAGTTGGGGGGCAGGTCCCGTCCCGGTGCCTGTCCCCCATTCCTACCGGGACAAGAGGGAGACAACACAATGCGAGCAGACACGCAACCAGATACGAGAGTTCTCGTCGCCACCGAATCTTTCGCGAAACGGTGGCAGGGCGCTGACTACTCGTTCCAGGCCGGTGTCACGCGCGTCCGCGAAGGACACCCGATGCTGAAAGGCATCGAGCACTTGTTCGAGCCGATCAGCGCGGACTTCGAGTTTGAGCAGGCAACTGCCGCTCCGGGTGAGAAGCGCCGATGAAGCTGCTCTGGCACTCCGTCTCGCCGCTGTGCCCAACAGGGTACGGGAACCAGACAGCGCTTTTCGCGCCCAGGCTGAACCAGATTGAGGAGTACGACGTCGCTGTGTCGAGCGGCTACGGGCTCGCTGGCACACCCGTTGATTACCGGGGTGTCCGCGTGTATCCCGGCTTCGACTGGAACCAACAGGTACTGACGTGGCGCGACTACCACGCCAACAACGAACCGTGTTTGACGGTGACGCTGATGGACGTATGGCCGCTCGACCACACCGTCTTTCGCCACGTGAACGACACCGGTGGCCTCGCGTGCTGGGTGCCGGTCGACCACAAGCCGGTCACTCCCGGCGTGGAGATGTTCCTGCGCGCCACACAGGCGCGGCCGATCGCCATGTCGCGGTTCGGTGAGGAGCAGCTTCGCGTGAAGGGATTCGACCCGTTGTATGTCCCCCATGGTGTCGACACCGAACTGTTCGAGCCGTTCGAAGATCGTGCCGCAGCGCGCCGCTACTTCGGGCTCTCAGAGGATGCGTTCATCGTCGGGATGGTCGCGAACAACGAAGGAGTCGCACCTCCGAGGAAGGCTTTCCCGCAAGCGCTGATGGCGTTCAAAGACTTCTATGACCAGCACCCCGAAGCGCTCCTCTATCTCCATTGCGAGATGACAGGGAACACGGGGATGCGGCAGGGAGTCGACCTCCGCATGCTCGCGTCACAGTTCGAGATCCCCGACACAGCGATCGTCGCGACGAACCCGTCACGGATGGTCACAGGGGTTCCGCAGTCCGAGCTCGCCGCGCTGTACTCAAGCATGGACGTGCTGCTGAACCCAGCTTATGGGGAAGGGTTCGGTGTGCCGATCATCGAAGCGCAGGCGTGCGGCACACCCGTCATCGTCAGCGATTGGACGGCGATGCCGGAGCTGTGCGGAGCCGGCTGGAAGGTCGGCGGCCAACCCTGGTACGACTGCCAGCACTACTCCTGGTTCCTCAACCCGAGCGTCGACGGCATCGTTGCGGCGCTCGAGCAACTCCACGGGATGCCAGCCGACAAGGTCGAGGAGCTCCGGGCGAACGCTCGATCGTTCGCGTTGCAGTACGACGCCGGCACTATCACCGAACAGCATTGGAAGCCGACGCTCGAAGCACTTACCCGTCCGCGGGAGGTTCAGCCGTTGAACCGCGCGATGCGCCGCGCCGCCGCAAAGATCGCAGCATGAGCGAAGCCATCGACATCAGCGGCCCCACGCGTGCTCTCTGCGATGCGTTCGGGTTGGAATACGACTGCGTCAACAAGATCGTGCTCGAACCCAAGTCGGCTTCCGTGACGCACTACCGCCTGAACGAGTCCGGGAAGAAGTTCGTTGATCCTGAGACGAACGAGGGAGCCGCTGAGACGGTTCACTTCGAGGTGCGGACATGACGAACGTTCAGGCGTGGCTGATCGTTGGTGCGCTCATCGCTATCGCAGCCAGGTTGTGGCTCCCATGAAGATCGCCGTTCTGTCGCTCACGCGTGACCGGCTCGCGTACACACAGCACTGCTTCACCAGCCTCCGCGAGAACGCTGGATGCGCGTTCCACCATTCCGTTCTCGACCAGGGAAGCAACGACGGCACCTCCGAATGGCTTCACGGCGAGTTCCAGCCCGACATGCTCGTCATGGCCGGCGAGAACGTCGGGATCAGTTGTGGACTCAACACGCTCATCGACGATCTCCCCTGGAACGACTTCGACGTGATCGTGAAGTTCGATAACGATTGCGAGTTGCTCACGCCGAACACGCTCCGCGACATCGCGCTGCTCGTCGACGAGTACGGGTTGCTCCTCTCACCGCAGATCCACGGACTTAGACAGCCACCCGCGACGATCGGACTTGCGCCGTTGTCGCTCGGCGGCGCGCTTGTGGATGAGAAGGCGCAGATCGGGGGGATCTTCCTCGCCGCACCCGCCTGGCTGTACGACGACTTCCGCTACTCCGAGGCGAATCCGCTGTGGGGCGGCGACGACGTCGAGGTCTGCGCCTACTGGCGCGGCCGGGGGATGAAGTGCGGTTATGTGCAAGGCTATGACGCGAACCATTACTTGACGAGCGACGGCCAGTACGAGCATGACCGGCCGTACTTCGATCGCAAGGTCGCGGAAATGGCGAAAGCAATGGTTGACGCGGGAATCACGACTGATGAAGCAGTGGCAAAGGTCGCCGCATGACCGAAATGCTCCAAGTGATGTCGGAGTTCGATCAGCTCGCCGAGATTTACCGGACGCATGCGCCGCGTCGCGTGCTCGAGATAGGTGTGTACATGGGCGGCACCCTCCGCACGTGGCTCGATGGGCCACAGATCGTGGTGGCTGTCGACAACCTGCACCTCAACAGGGACGCTTACCCCGCATGGACGGATATCGGTGCGGAACTCATCGTCATTCAGGGCGTCTCTCAGGACTCGAACACGATCGCGCGGATTCGTGAGCACGCACCGTATGACTTCGCGTTCATCGACGCCGACCACGGCTACGGCTCCGTCAAAGCGGACGCCGACACCGTCCTGCCGCTCATGGCACCGGGTGGGCTGCTCGCGTTCCACGACCTCGTCAGCGACACCGGCGCTGTGTACGGGCCTGGGATGGTCGTGAACGAACTGGAGGCCGCGGGCTATTCGGTGGAGCGGTTCATCGACCTTGAGCCTTCCCCCGTCGCGCACGGCATCGGCCTCATCAGGCTGTGAGGGTTTTTGACTTCGATGACTTCTCCGAAACCAACCATCAGCTCGACAGGCTTGAGGAGCTCAAGCGCGTCAATCCTGCGTTTCGTTGCACGTTGTTCGCTGTGCCTGGGCTCGGCTCTAACGAGTTTTGGGAATCGGTACCTGAGTGGTGCGAGCTCGCGGTCCACGGGTGGACTCACGCTGACTCCTATGAGTGCTCAGGATGGGACCATGAGCGCGTTCGCGCATTACTACGTGAGCCAGTGGTCAACAGGTTCTTCGTCCGAGGATTCAAAGCACCCGGATGGCAAATAAGTGATGCCTGCTACGACGTTCTCCTCGAACACGGCTGGTGGGTTGCTGACCAGCACCTCGAAGACCACCGACGCCCTCCAGGTCTACGCACCTACTTCTACGAGGACGGCGGCTGGCACGGACACATCCAGGACGTCTGCGGGAACGGCATCGTTGAGACGTGGCCGCGGCTTGTGCAGGCCGTGCGCGCCGAAACTGACTTCCGGTTCGCCAGCGAACTAGCCAAATGACCCCCCTTGTCTCAATCCTCACTCCCACGATCGGGGAGCGTTCACACCTGCTCGCCGAATGCCGAGCGTCCGTGGGAGCACAGACCTATCGCGGGTTCGAGCACGTCATCGTGGAAGACCCAGACCGGGACGGCTGCGCGATTTCCGTCAACCGGGCAGCGGAGATAGCGCAGGGAGAATGGGTGCTTCCGCTCGCCGACGACGACCTGCTCCTCCCCGGCTGCGTCGAGCGGCTCCTGAACGCCGACGGTGACATCATCTACTCTCCGCCATTGGTCACGGGGAACGAGGATCGTTGGTGGTTCTTCCAGGAGCCGCCGGTGATCCCGTCAACGGCGCTTATCCGCGCGTCGCTGTGGGATGACCTCGGCGGTTACGACGAGAACCTGAAGCGCGAGGAGGATCGCGACCTGTGGATCAAAGCGCTCGCTGCCGGCGCACGGTTCACCCGCGTCGATGAGCCGTGCTGGGTGTACAGGCAATGGGCCGGAAACAAGAGCTTCGCGGTGGCTGCGTGATGCTCGAGCCGTTCATTTCACCGCTCGCACTGATCGGCGCACCGCCAGAGCATCGCGGCTACCGGAGCACCGACACCATCTATTCGCCTGTCATCGGTACCGGGTGCCGCATCAACGCTTTCGTCACGATCGATTGCGGGATCAAAGGGCCGACCACGCTCGGTGACAACGTCCTGTGCCTCACGAAGGCACATGTGGGCCACGACGCGGTTGTCGGTGACGGATGCGAGATCGCTACCGGCGCCATCATCGGCGGCTGGTGCGAGCTCGGAGAGAACGTCAAAGTCGGGCTGAACGCCGTCATCCGGCCGCGCGTCAAGGTTGGTGCCGGGGCGCGCATCGGCGCTGGCGCCGTCGTCGTCAAGGACGTGCCCGCCGGAGAGGTGTGGGTTGGTAACCCTGCGCATCCGATCGAGCGCATTGAGACGGTTGACCCGTTGTGGGAGGAGCTCTACGGTGCTCGCGCCTAGCGACGTCTCCTGTGTCATCCCGACGCGCGGGAACGTCGACCTCACCGAAGTCTTGGAGTCGCTGCCGTTCACCGATGTGGTCGTCTACGACAACTCGCAGCGCGACGACCAGGGCATCTACGCACGGTATGCCGCGATGATTGAAGCGAAGAACGACATCATCGTCACCCAGGACGACGACGTGGTTGTCCCCTGCTGGGCTGAGATCCTCGCCGCCTACGAACCAGGTGTCCTCACCGTGAACTACGCGGAGCCTTGGGACATCCCGTGGGTTGCTTGCGGCGCCGTGTTCGACTACGAGCTGCCGTTCGAAGCGTTCACCAGGTACCTCCACGTGTATCCGGGCGACAGGTTGTTCACGCACCGGATCTGCGATGCCGTGTTCGGCCTACTCACCGATCGGGTGAAGGTGATCGACTACGGCCACCGTGATCTCCCGTACGGACTCGTGACGGGCCGCGTGTCGACGAGCGACGACTGGTATCAGGGTGACCGGCTTGAGGGGAAGCGTCGTTGCGCCGCGTTGAAGGTGGCCGCGTGAGCGTCACCATTGTGACCCCGTGGCAGAACCACCGGGAACTCGAGCGGGACTACTGGGCCGCCATCCGCGTCGCCGGCGCGCGCACGCTTATCGTGGACGACGGCTCCGAGCCGCCGCTGCCGAACGCGCTCCGCGTTGAGCGCGGCGGGTTCGCGCGAGCATGCAACGCCGGTCTCGCGAACGTACACACAGACGCCGTACTGTTCCTCAATGACGACATCGCCGCGACCGGCCCCGGTTGGCTCGCGCTCCTCGAGGAAGCCATCGAACCGGGTGTGCTCGTCGGTGCCGAGCTCCGTTCCGGGCCTCACTGCGACGTTGATGGCGAACCGATGCCGTACCTCGACGGGTGGTGCCTCGGGGGGATGACGGCAGACCTCCGTTACCTCGGCGGCTGGGACGAAGTGTTCACGGAGCCGTCCTACTACGGTGACAACGACCTCTGTTTGCGCGCCCGCGCCGAAGGGTTCGCGCTCCGGGAGGTGCGTGTCCCGTTGGTGCATAAGCGGAACGTCACTGCTGGCCCCGCGTCGGACCCGCGCGTGAACGCTGCGTCGGTGTTGAACCGTGCCCGCTATCTGGCCCGCGCCCGTGAACTGCTGGAAGGAGTGCCAGCGTGAGCGACTACATCACCTCGGATCAGCTCAAAGCCACCATTGAGATCGTCGACGAAACATATGCGGACGCTGATATCGCTACGGCGATCAGCGCCGCGAGCCGCGTCATCGACGCTTACAAGAACACGCGGTTCTACCCGACGCAGGAGACCCGGTATTACACCCCGGATCCGTGCCGGTACGACCTCCCGATCGATGATCTCTCCACGAGCACTGGTTCCACGATCACCATCGACGCGGACGGCGACGGTGTGTACGAGACAACGTGGGCGCTCAACACCGACTACTACCTCGATCCGCCGAACGCCGCACTGGAGGGGCGGCCGTTCAACAGGGTGACTATCCGCCGGAACTCGGGTCGCACATGGCCGGGGTGGCAGCGCGCAGTCCGCGTCGACGGTGAGTTCGGTTGGGCCACCGCGGTGCCACAGGTGACGCAAGCCTGCTCCATCCTCGCCAGCCGGTATCTGCGCCGCGCTAGGGAGACGCCCTATGGGATCCTGACCGTCACAGGGGACGCCATCACAGCCGCGAGGTTGGGACGGATCGACCCGGATGTGGCGTTCCTGCTCGACAACATCCCTGGTGACCCAGCCCAGTTGATCGCGTGAGCTTCGAGATCGCCGACATCCGCGCCGGTCTTGCCGCGAACCTCGCCACCGTTGCTGAGTCACGCCAGGTGAGCGCATACCGGATGGCGTCACCGACACCGCCGTCACTGGTTGTTGTTGGGTTCGAGGAGATCACACCTATCACGTTCGGTCGTGGCGGGTTCGAGATCCCGATGCTCATCCAAGGACTCGCAGGGAAGAGCACCGACAAGGGCGCTCAGATCAGGTTGGACAAGTGGCTTTCACCGAACGGTGACCTGAACGTGTGGGCCGCCATCGAATCAGACCAATCACTCGGCGGGACTGTTTCCGCCGTGACTGTGCTCCGCTGCGACGGATCACAGTTCATCCAGCTCGAGAACGGCACCGAGGTGTTGGGCTCGACCTGGCACGTACGGATCGACCTCTAACCGGGACGCAAGTGCTCCACCATCCCAGCCCCTCTAGGGGCATTTCAACGTCCCGAAAGGGGGAGTAACCCATGGCAGGGAAGTTCGCCGCCACCGATGTCAGCATCGTCTTGGACGCGCTCGACATCTCCGATTACTGCTTCAGCGTCGACGTCCCGGACACCAAAGACCAGATCGACGTGTCCGGGTTCAACCCGACGAGCTCCAGGGAGTTCCTCCCTGGCACCCGTGACCAGACCGTCACCCTCGGCGTGCTCCAGGTGTTCGACAGCACCGGCGGGTTCGCCGCGATCCACACGAAGCTGAACACCCTGTACACCGCGAACAGCGCGTTCGTGTTCACGATCAAGCCGACCAGCGGCTCCGTGTCGGGGACGAACCCGAAGTACTCGGGTACCGCGCAGATGTACGAGTACGACGGCCTCAACGCGCAGTTGAACGCTCGTGCCGAGATCACCGTCACGCTGAAGCCCGCCAACGGCGCCGTCTGGGCGTGGGCAACGGCTTAAGGTGGCGAAGGAAGTCCTCGCGGTCAAGGGATACCGGGAACTCCTCCGCGCCACCGACCGATCGGGGAAAGCATCGAAGAAGGAAGTCAGAACGGCGCTGGCCGACGCCGGAGAGATCGTCCGCGCGGACGGCCAGCGCCTGTTCACCAAGTACGACGCGAGATCAGCCGCGGGGTTCACCGTGAGCGTCCGCGCCACCGGTGTGTCCATCCGGCAGCGGCTCCGCAAAACCACGGGTCAGCACCCCGAATACGGCGCGTTGCAGATGCGAACCCTGCTGAAGGCTCGCGCCGAGAACACCGAGAACGTCGAGAAAGCGTTCGAGAAAGCCATCGACCGCATCGCTGACACATTCGACGAACACTAAGGAGAGGAAACCGGGACATGACAGACACAGGCAAGGACGGGTTCGAGTACAAGTCCCCCGACGACACCGCGGCGACGTTCTACACATGGTCGGTCTCCACCGGGGCGAAAGACCTGATGCTGATCGACAGGTTCACCGGGATGCCCGTCAGCGAGTTCTTCGAGCAGATCGAGGACAGCTTCGACCGTGGCCGCGCACCGATCCTGTTCGCGCTCATGGCGACGTCGATTCGTGCGAAGAACCCCGAATGGTCACTTGAGCGGATCGTCCGGCTCGTCCAGAACCTCGACCTCACCGAAGTGAAGTTCATCGACGGTGACGCAACTGAGGATGAGCTCCCCCCTCCCTCGGGCGGACAACAGGGGCCGCCCAGCGAAGACGGCTCAACCTCACCGTCAGACGAGTCGAAACCATCTGCGACCCGTCGGGCACGGTCGGCATAACCGACTTCTGCCGTGAACCCACCCTGATGTGGTCACCGTGGATGGCGTACCACTACCGGCTGCTGAAGAACGACATCGTGACTCACAACATCACCCTTGACGAGATCGTCTCGATGTGGGACGGGATAAAGAGCTGAGTTGGCGCGCCGGATCGAAGTAGACATCATCGGTGACGCAAGCTCGCTGCAACGGTCGTTCAAGGCTGCCGATGCGTCCGCGAAAGAGTTCAACGGTGTCATAGGTTCCGTCCGTGTGGGTCTCGGCGCGCTCGTGAAGAGCTTCGTCGTGATCGAAGTCCTCGACAAGGCGTTCGAGGGTCTCACCGAAACGTTCCGGGCGGGGATCGACGAGTTCAAAGAAACGACGCAGATCCAGGCTCAGACAGCGGCGGCGATCAAATCAACCGGGGACATCTCCGGTGTCACCGCGAAGCAGATCCATGGGTTGTCGCTCGAGTTGTCGAACCTGTCCGGTCAGTCCGACGAGTCGGTCCAGGCCGCCGAGAACGTCCTGTTGTCGTTCACGAACATCCGAAACTCGCTCGGGAAGAACAACGACGTCTTTACCCAGGCCACGAAGGCCGTCGTTGACTTCTCGGCGCGCACCGGCCGGGACGCACCCGCCGCAGCGGTGCTCTTGGGGAAGGCGTTGCAGGACCCGGCGAAGCGCGTCGGGATCCTCGCACGGGCCGGGGTGGTGCTGTCGCAGTCGCAGACAGCGGTGCTGAAGTCGGTTGAGAAGAACCAGGGGATCCTGGCGGCGCAGAAGATCCTGCTCGCCGACCTCGCAACACGGTTCCAGGGAGCCGCCGCGGCAGCCGGGAAAACACTGCCGGGTGCGCTCAACATTCTGAAGGAACGGTTCCGTGACCTCGCCGGTGAAGGCATCGCGAAGGTCCAAGGGCCATTGACGTCGGCAGCGAACGCCCTCGCAGGGTTCGTGGTGAAACTCACCGACGCGAAAGGCGCGGCCGCGAAGTTCAAGATCGCCGTCGACGGGCTCAAGTCACTCGGGAAGTCGCTGACGAAAGCGATCGGGGACGCTGTCGCGCAGATCAACTGGGACCAAATCTGGGCGCGCGCGAAGGACATCGGGAAGGGCTTGCAGCAACGGCTCGCGCAGATCGACTTCAAAGGGATCGGCCAGAAGATCGGTGACGGCATCGCACAGGCCATCAAGGTTGCTGTCCCGGCCGTGGCTGAGCTCGCGAACAAGATCACCTCGGTGATCTCCTCGATCGACTGGGAGAAGGTTGGGCAAACGGTGGGGCCGGGGTTGGCGACGGCGATCGTGACTGCGTTCGCGACGTTGACCGACGTGACGTTCTGGGCGCGCCACTGGGATCTCGCCCTGTCGGTCGCAGCGGTCGCGTTCAGCGGGCCGCTTGGGAAGCTCGGCTCGAAACTCCTCGAGCCGTTCGCACGGGTTGGTGTGAGGCTCGCGGAATCGTTTGCGCTCGCTATCGCTTCAACGGTTGAGAAGATCGCGCCGGAGATCGCTGACCCCGTTCTCAACGTTCTGTTGAGGTTGCCAGCCCAGGTCGCAAGGATCGTCTCAGGATTGGCGGCACCGTTCGTTTCGTTGTTCAACCGGTTGGGCCGGATCGCGACGTTCTCTATCAAGGTTCTCGGGATCAAGTTCGCGCTCGACCAGATCGCCGACTTCTTCAGGAAAGCGAAGCAGGTGCTCGCGAAGCCGATCGCTGTGGTGCTCGACGTCACGGGCGTCTCCCAGGCACTGAGCCAACTCAAGTTGGCGTTCCACGTCATCATCCAGACGATCACCGGGGATTTCTCCGGACTGTGGAAAACACTTGAGAAGCAGGCGATCAACGCTGCGCTGGCGATCGTTGAGCCGTTCACGCACCTACCGAAGATCCTCGGCGGCGGGCCGTTCCAGGAGATCAAAGCCGAGCTCCAGAAACAACTCGACGGCATGAAGACATCAGCGGCGACGAGTGGTAATCAGATCGGTCAGGCGCTTGGAGACGGGATCTCTCAGGGATTTGCGTCGAAGGCTGGTGTCCTCGCGCAGCAGGAGAAGTCGCTGATCCCGACGACGGCGATAGTTCAAGCGAAAACAGCGGCGAAGCAGACCCGGCAGCCAGCCGCGGCATCTCCCTTGAAGCCGGTCGCGAGCGATCTTCTCGGTGCACCCACCCAGCCGAAGGGAATCACCGCCGACCAGCGCAACACATTCTTCGATAGCAGCATCGGCCGGTTGCTCGACCAAGCACAGGACGGCAAGATCCAGCAGCAGATCGCGAAGCTCAAAGCAATCGGCGGGCTCATCACGAAGCGGATCGCCGCGACGAAAGACGTTACGCGCAGGCTCACGCTCGAGCAGCAACTCCTCGACAACGTGACACGGCCGATCCAGGCGTTGGAAGCAACCGAGAAGTCGGATGCGCTCCAGGCATCAGACGATGCGTTCCAGAAGCTTGTCGATTCGCTCCAGTTGAACGTTGACCGTGCCTCGGTGACGAAGGGAACCGCCGACGACATCGCGGCCGTGAAAGCCCTCATGGACGGCATCAAGACCAGGATCAAAGCCGTCGGTGCGACCTCCGACCTTGAGCAGCAGCTACTCGCCGCCGAACAGAACCTGAAGGACGTCAACTCTCAACGCGCCCAAAACGTCCTTGATTCGCTCCAACTGAATGTCGACCGTGCAGCCGTGACGAAGAGCACCAGTGACGACATCTCGACGCTCACCGCGTTGAAGAACGGCATCAAAGCCAGGATCAAAGCGGTCGGTGAAACATCGGACCTGGAGCAGCAACTCCTCGCGGTAACGCAGCAGATGGCGACCGTGAGGTCGCAGGTCGCGCAGGGGATCCTCGACGCGCTGAACCTGAAACTGACGAGGGCGCAAGCCACTCCGAGCCAGCAGGATGATCTCAGTGTGCTCGATGCGCTTCAGAAAACGTTGAAGAAACAGATCAAGGCTGTTGGCGCGACGAACGATCTTGAACAGCAACTCCTCGCGGCCACGCAGCAGATCAAGGGTGTGCGCGACCAGGTGCGACAGGGGATCCTCGACACGCTCAACTTCGCCGTCACGAAAGCGTCAGCGACGAAGAGCCAACAGGACGACCTGGCGGCGCTCAACAACCTTCAAGCCACGCTGAAGAAACAGATCCGCGCTGAGGGCGCGACGCTTGACCTTCAGCAGCAGTTGTTCGACGTGGAGCAGAAACGGAAGGACGCCCTCGCGCAGGTTCGCGCGAACGCCGTCACCGCCAGGAACGCAGCGCAGTTCAAGACGCTCGGACTTACCGCCACGGGTGACGACCGGATCGCCGGTGTGAAAGCGTTGAAGGCTGAGCTCGGGAACGTCGGGAAGGCGCTCGAGGGTTCGTTCCTCGACACGTCGAAGACGAAGAGCCTGATCCAGCACATCCGTGGGGTTCTCTCCGGTGGCCTCGGCGCTATCAGCGTGGACGTGCGGTCGAAGGTGAAGAGCATCCTCGACGGCATCGATCAGCAACTCAAAGACCACGCGACACAGAAAACGGTGTTCCAGCATCTCTCGACTCAGAAGCTCCTCGGCGGTTTGGATCTGTCCCCTGATCAGTTGCGCGCCGCACGGGAGCGCCTCGCCACCGTCGGGTTGGGCGGCACCGTCCCGCAGAAAACGGCTGCGTTCAGTCTCGCAACAGGCGGGGTCACGATCAACGGTGGGGTCCACATGCACGGTGTCCAGGACATGCGTGGCCTCGAGGATCAGCTAGCGAAGCGCGCCGCACGGAGGCCGCAGGTCAGGCGCGGCGCCAGGTGACGCTCCCCACCGCGATCGCGACAGGCCGGGTCAACATCGCTTTCGACGACGACGCATTGGAACCATCACCGACATGGACAAGGTTGGACGACACCGCGAACCTCGTCGCGTCCTATTCGATTGACCGCGGTCGCCAGTTCGAGCTCGACCGAACGGATGGTGGCTCCGCGACCGTCGTCATCAACGACATCGACGGTGTGTTGGACCCCACCAATACAACGGGGCCGTTTTACACCAAGATCGAGCCGCTACTCCAGATCACCCTGGGCCGGTTCAACCCCGTCGCCAATGAGTGGCAAACACGGTTCCGTGGGTTCATCAGCGAGTACGACTACTCGTTCAACCCGGCCCAGAACGTCAACCAACTCACCCTCAGTTGCGTTGATCTGTTCGAGATCCTCCAGGCGATCGACATGCTCCCCGGCCAGTTCGGCGACACCCCGCCCGCCGGATCCGAGGGCCAGGTGGTGTTCAACGTGTTCCCGAACGTTGACGATCGCATCAACCAGGTGTACGGCAACGCGAACCTTCCCACCGCTTTCTACGTGACGTTCACCGGGAACGTGACCGTCTCCCCGACTGTCTACTCGAGTGGTGAGTCGGCCATGACGGCCGTCCAAGAGCTCGTCGATGCCGAGTTCCCCGGTGTGTCGAACCTCTACACCGACAGGTTCGGCCGGGTTGTCTTCCATGGGAGGCTCGCCAAGTTTGACCCAGCCACCACCGCCGCCGGGGCTGGGGACGAGGCATGGGACTGGCACCACTGGCACGCCGGTGACCACGCCGCCGTTGTCGCATCGCCGTCAACGGTTGCGCAGCTCCGGCAGTTCGCAATGAACCGCGGTCTGTCGAAGATCATCAACAACGCGATCGCGACACCCATCGGGATCGCCGACACAGATGTTGCGGGTCAGATCGTGCAAGACCTCACGTCGATCGGGTTGCGCGGTTACCGCTCCTGGTCAGCAATGAACCTGCTCACCAGCGGAGGTCTCCTCGACGCAACGGACGCGAACGACGCCACGAAGCAGTTCGCCACGTATTACGTCGAGAACTACGCAGAAGCACGAAACCGTGTTCCGCTATGCGGGTTCCGGTCTATTGACCCGCGCACACCGGGCGCAGCGGCCGTTTGGAACCTGATCGCGAAAATCGATATTTCGGATCAGATCGACTTCACCGTTGCAGCGCCCGGTGGAGGAGGGTTCACCGCTGAGCCGTTTTTCGTCGAAGGTATCCACGAAACCAACATGCCCGCGAACGGCACCTACGACGACGTGACCGTCACGTTGGACGTTTCCCCACAGGCGTACTTCACGACGAATCCGTTCCCGACGACATGAAGGCAGCGAAGCCGATCATCCATGGGCCGGACCATTTGCTCAACCACGCTGACCCGATCGTCGGGCTCGTCACATCAACGGACGCATCCGTGACGATCGACACCACCGGATCGTCATATGACCTCAGTGTCTCCGGTGGCGGTGGAGGTGACGGCTACCAGTTCAACAGCGGCACCTACGGAGCCACCAACACAGGTGATTACTCGATCATCGAGTACAGCGGTGAGGCACCGAGCGGCAGCGGCTGGGGACTAGACCTCTACACCACCGACAACGTCAACGGGGGAATCCAGATCCGTGATATCGGTGGCGGCTCGAACGGGATCATTATCGGCACCGACGGAGAGGGCGGCAACGGCATCGCGATCAACACCGTCATCACAAACCAATTCGCCACTTCCTCTGGGCCGTTCAGCCTCACCACGCCCTATGAAGGCGGTTATAGCCTCGCGCGGGTAGACACCGCCGGTCACGTCCAGGAGCAGATCGAGGCGACAACCTCCACTAGCAACTTCGCCACAGACACCCTTCTTTTGCAGGCCGCAGGTCAGACGACGGGGAACATCGAGCTCGGGCTTCTCGAGACAGGACTTGTCGCGGTTTTCCTCAATGACGTCGGCACCACGGGGTCGAAGCTCGTCGTGTACGACAAGGGCATTCATCACAGCGGCGCACCGATCTTCGAGGTCCGCGACGACGGCACCGTCCACATCCGCACCGGCGGTTCGATCGTGGCCGACCTATGAACCTGAATGATCGTGTCGCGCTTCTGCTCGGGCGCGCGATCATCCGTGCCGAAGAGATGGCGATCCGCGCGGAGCTGGCCGAAGCGAAGGTCGCGGAGTTGACGTCGCCGAAGTCGCCTCGCCGAGAAGCGAAGTAGCCAGTCCTTTGCTCGTTTCAACCGCACCCGTTAGGGAGGCATCAGCATGACGTCGAACCCGCCGCTCACCGCCCCGAACCACCCTGCGGCTGTCCCCGTGAACGTTGGGGAGCAGCGCCGCCAGGAGATGCACAAATGGGCGTTGTGGGCGATCGCGCACCACACACAGTTCACGTACACCGAAGGCCCGCAGCGGTGGCACATGGTCGAGTCGAAGCCAGGGACGTTGCCGCAGTTCGCGGATTGCTCAGCGTTCGTCACCGGTCTCGCGAAATGGGCCGGTGCCACAGACCCGAACGGACTCGCGTACAAGGGCGGGTACACCGGGACACTCCTCACGCACTGCAACCACATCACCAAAGCACAGGCCCGTGTTGGCGACCTGATCGTGTACGGCCCCGGCACCGGGACACACGTCGTGATGGTGCTCGAGCGACTCACCGGCGGCGACTTCCACGTCGTCAGCCACGGACACCAGGGCGACCCCGGCCAGTACTTGCACTCGCACTTCATCACGTACTTCGGCGCGAACAGCGCCAGGTATCTCCGCTGGCTGTCTTGACGAATGGCTGACCCGATGGAGATAGCGATCCGCGCCGAAGAATCCGCGAAATCAGCGCACCAACGCCTGAACCGGATGAACGGCTCACTCGACAGGCTCACCGCCGAAGTCGCACGCGCGAACGCGAAAAGCGAAGAAATCCTCATCCGGCTCGCACGTGATGACGGCGGTCAGCTCGTCAGTCGTGGCGTGATCGACTCCAGACGGTTCCTCATCACCACCATCGTGCTCGTCCTCACTAGCTCGGTCATGTCGCTGCTATTTACCCTCGCGCTAAGGAGCCGCTAATGAACCCCAGACTCATGGCTGGTGTGATCGCCGCGACAGCCGTTTCGGTGTTCGTGCTCGCGTTCTCGTCCGTGTATAGCGCCTGGGTGGCGGCGAACAACCACCACACGTACTGCACTCGCACGGATGTGATCCTCGACACGTTCCACGACGTGATCCAGCTCGCGTTCACGCCGCAACAGGGACAGGTGCTTACGGCGAAGCAGGTGGCGTCTATTCAGGCTTTCGAGGCGCGCGCGTTCGCGCGGATCGACCAGGCGCGGTGTTAGCAGCAACCCCAGCGCACGTCGCGAAGCAGCCCATGCGCACCGTCAGGCTGCACGGCCAGCCGTGGATCGTGCTCCGCACCTACCCCTCCGGCCAGTTCGTATGCGGCGTCTGGTACTCGGCTGATGGCCGGTTCATCGAGGTGTGCGCACCACTGCCGAAGTCGGCTCCGAAGGCGTGACGGCGTGGGCGAGCCGCGCCCGAAGTTCTGCGCGTACTGCGGCAACACCACCCACGGAGACGACCTCTGCGCCACCTGCGGCACAGGTGTCACCAAAGCCTATTACGAAGCCAACGAAGTCATCCTGAACGCGTACGCGCGAAGGGGACTCGCGCAGATCGAGCATTTACTGGCGAGTTACGCACGGTTCCAGAATTGGCTCACCGAACACCACCAAGCCTGACGAACCCGCATTAAGTCGCGACTTTATGCGTGCCGAGAACTGGCCGTGATGGTCCAAAGTGACTGACAAACCAACAGCCCGTGATGGGCAAGGAGGGCGAGATGCCCAAGGAATACGTCATCGATCCTACTGGCTTCAACGACCATGACCGCCGTGGTCTCCGTGTCCAGGTCGGATGGAGCCGCGAGGCAGAGCACGTTCAGATCTCGACCGTAGCCGACGAGGCGCCGAAGGAGACTGGATTGGGTGAAGAAGGATGGTTCGTCGGACTCGACCGCAGGGGGATCAACGACCTGATCCGCCACCTGCGCCGTGCGCGCGATCAAGCGTTCGGCCGCGACGAGTAGCAGCACACCTTAAAAAGAGAGAGGGGCCGGGGATTGGATCCCCGGCCCG